TCGAAACATGCCGGGAGCTTCTCTCGGCATACGTCGTTTACAAACTCATTTTACAGAGTTAGTACCTTTAAGACATTCAATAGATTCGTTAATTGGTATCTTAAAACAAACCACAAAGTATTTTATAGATAGTAAGGGAACTCCTTTTATCTATCAAAAAACTATGAATTCATCTTTAAAATATTACAAAATACGAAAAGTTGAATTAAAGGAAAAAGCTTCTGTACTTTGGTTAAAGAATGTTAATTTTCCTTTTACCATACCGCGTCCACCTCCCCGGGAATTAACTTGGGCAGGTGTACTTCATATAGGCGGATTGCCTTGGCTGTTATATGAGTACTCCGAAGAAAAACTAAAGGACACTCGAAGAAAAGTATAATTTTATGTCGAGAAGAAAAAAGACTCTTGCGGGAGCAAATTTAGATTTACAAGAGATCGAACCACTTACAAAAAATCAAGTAATTGCGTTTGAAAGTACTAAAAACTTAATGCTGCACGGAGTAGCAGGAACAGGAAAAACTTTTATATCGTCATACTTAGCATTTGACGATATGACAAAAGGAATATACGAACGGCTCGTAATTATAAGAAGCGCAGTACCTACTCGCGATATAGGTTTCTTGCCTGGAAATGAAAAAGAAAAAGCATCAGTATATGAAGAGCCATACAAAGATATTTGTATAGAACTTTTTCAGAGAGGAGATGCTTATGAAATTCTCAAAACAAAAGGATTAGTACATTTTATGACTACTTCTTTTATTCGTGGAGTTACTCTGCGAAATGCAGTAATACTTATTGATGAGTGTCAAAATATGAGTTTTCATGAGCTAGACTCAATTATTACGAGAATGGGACAAGAGTGTAGGGTTATCTTTTGTGGAGACTTTCGCCAAGCAGATTTGGCAAAAAACGGCTTAAAAGATTTTGTACGAATCTTAAAGGCTATGAATGAATTTGACTTTATCGACTTCGATATAAAAGATATTGTACGAAGTGAGTTTGTCAAGCAATATATCACAGCAAAAACGGACTTAGGATTATGATGGAAGGATTAGCAGTACCAAGAGTTACTTTTAAAACTAGAGTAAGAGACCATGTAAAGGGAGGCAGCAATCCCTTTGTATGGAGAGACCTAACTACAGATGAAATCTTTCAGGGTAGACGAGTTTTAGTATTTTCTCTTCCAGGAGCTTTTACCCCGACCTGTTCAACTTTTCAAGTACCGGGCTTCGAAGATAATTATGAAAAAATTCGAAAGCTAGGAATTGACGAAGTATATGTTCTTTCAGTAAATGACACTTTTGTAATGAGAAAGTGGATGGAAGATCAAAAAGTAGAAAACATTAAATTTATTCCTGACGGAAATGGAAAATTTACACGACTAATGGGCATGTTAGTAGACAAAGACAATCTAGGATTTGGTATGCGTTCATGGCGGTATGCTATGGTAGTAGAGCATGGCATCATCGAAAAGATGTTTATAGAACCTGGGCGACAAGATAACTGTGAAGAAGATCCTTATGGGGAGACTTCTCCTAACAATGTTATTCCATACCTAGAGATGGCAGCAAACAGCTAATGAAAGCAGTGATTAGTAACCGAATTTATCTTGAAGTGACTCGGGAGTATAAAGAGCATCTCAGTAAAGAGCTCACTTATAAAATACCTCCGCAGAATCCAAATGACCCACCTATTGTTATAAAAAATATGGCACGGGTTCGAGAAAATTTGGTTACTATTCCTATTGGAAGAACGGATTTAATACCAGATGACTATGAAATTGTTGACAAAAGGATTAATGTGCCTGTGGATTTTCCTGATTTTAGGTATGATCTACGAGAATCACAACAGGCCGTCTATGACGAGCTCGATGATAACTGTATCATCAATGCGTGGGTAAGTTGGGGTAAGACTTTTACGGGGTTGGCGATAGCCGGAAAACTCGGACAAAAAACACTGGTAGTTGTACACACTGTACCGCTACGAAATCAGTGGGCAAAAGAAGTAGAAAAAGTCTACGGATTTACGCCTGGAATCATAGGTAGCGGAAAGTTTGATCTTGATGCTCCTATTGTAATTGGGAATACTCAGAGTTTATACCGCAATATCGAGAAGATTCGTAAAGAATTTGGAACAATTATATTGGATGAAATGCATCATGTGAGTAGTCCAACTTTTTCCAAAGTTATCGACACAAATTACTGTCGATATAAGATCGGACTATCTGGAACGATTGAAAGAAAAGACGGGAAGCACGTAGTCTTTCGCGATTACTTTGGAAGTAAGATATTTAAACCTCCAAAAGAAAACTTCATGACGCCTGTGGTAGATATTATAAAATCTGAGATTCGCTTCATGGATGGAGCAAGAACGCCTTGGGCAAATCGTGTAACAGCCTTGGCAAATAATGAAGAATACCGACACACCGTCGCAATGCTTGCAGCATTTTACGCTGCAAAAGGGCATAAAGTCCTCGTAGTGTCCGATCGAGTGCATTTTTTACGAAGCTGCGCCGAACTGGCTGGAGAAAACGCAATTTGTGTTACGGGTGAGGTTCCGCATGAGCAAAGAGAAACGCTCATCAATGAGATTAACTATGGAAATAAACAAATTTTATTTGGCACTCAAGCAATATTTAGTGAAGGGATTTCAGTCAATTCCCTGTCTGTCCTTATACTCGGTACGCCCATTAATAACGAGCCACTCCTCACCCAGCTCGTCGGAAGAGTCATTAGAGAACAAGAAGGAAAACAAACTCCAGTGATTGTAGACATACATTTGAAAGGAAATACTGCTCGAAAGCAGGCATCTAATAGAATGGGATACTATATGAAACAGGGTTGGAAAATTTCACAAATATAGGATAGAAAAATAGTTCTTGACATGAATCTAATTTTTTAGTATAATATATGCTTCTATACGACTGGAAAAAGATATTCATAATTGCAGCAGGCCAACCATCAAGTATTTTTACAATATTTGAGATGTTAGTCAAGGATTCTATACCCCGAAATAAGTACGATCCAATTTATAAATATTATCAATTGGATTTTAAGGGGGAATCCTTTCTGTTACACCCAGATGTTCTTTTATATAATTCTTTTAAACATTCGCGCCGAGATATTTCAATATACTTAGCTTTAGCAAGTATAAGGTCTCTCGGGGAATACTTCGCCTCTGGCGATACAACACTAGGTCTTTTGGAACTTCCAATAGATCCCTTTGAACACTTAGACAATACAGAAGATAGGCTACTTTATATCGAAGATGGTAAGTTACATTTTCTTTATGAAGAAGTCCCACAGGAGAAAACTCAATGGCATTAACTTTTAACAAATCAAAGGGCGCTGCTCAAAAATCAAACATCACCACTTATGGCTATCAAGATGGTGACAACTCAATTCGTCTCGTAGGCGATATTCTCGCTAGATACGTGTATTGGGTTACTGGTGAAAACGACAAGAACATTCCTTTGGAGTGTCTTTCTTTTGATCGTAATGAAGAGCGGTTTAACAATAAAGAGAAAGATTGGGTTCGTGAATACTACCCCGATTTGAAGTGTGGATGGAGCTATGTAATGCAGTGCATTCACAATGGCGAAGTCAAGATCGTTAATCTGAAGAAAAAGTTGTGGGAGCAAATTCTCACTGCTGCAGAAGATTTGGGCGATCCCACCGACCCAGAAACTGGCTGGGACGTTAAGTTCAAGCGAGTTAAGACTGGTCCTCTGCCCTACAATGTTGAGTATCAGCTTCAAGTACTGAAGTGTAAGCCTCGTGCTTTGGATGACGACGAACTGGCCCTTGTAGAAGGCTTGAAGTCTATGGATGATGTTATGCCTCGTCCTACTCCAGATGCTCAAAAAGAGTTGCTTGATCGTGTTCGAGAAGTCGACACGAATGAAATCGACGAAGAAGCTCTTGATCAGGAGTTCGCCATTTCATGATTCTATTTACGGCAGATTGGCACTTAAAACTGGGACAGAAAAATGTTCCAGTTTCTTGGGCAATGAATCGCTACAAGTTATTTTTCGAGCAGATTCACTCTCTCGAACAACAGTGCAATATGCACATAATTGGTGGTGATTTATTTGATCGTCTGCCGAACATGGAAGAGTTGGAACTTTACTTCTCGTTTATTCGGGAAGTAAAGATTCCGACTATTATCTATGACGGTAATCACGAAGCAACTAAAAAGAATAAAACATTTTTTACACAATTAAAGCAAGTTACTAGAGATATTAATCCTTTAGTACAAGTTGTAGATATTTCATATATTGATCCAGACATGAAGTTTGGTATACTTCCATATGCGGATCTTCATAGAAAAGATAGTATTGAAAAGTTTGATACGCGCTATCCGTTATTTACTCATGTTCGTGGTGAAATTCCTCCCCATGTCAAGCCAGAGGTGGACTTAGATAGGTTTGAAGATTTTCCAGTCGTTTTTTCAGGCGACTTACACGCACATAGTAACACTCAGCGAAACATTGTATATCCTGGCAGTCCTATGACTACCTCTTTTCATCGAACAGAAGTAAGTACAGGTTACATTCTTATAAATCCTTCTGATTGGAGTTGGATGTGGGATGCTTTTGATCTTCCACAATTGATAAGAAAAACAGTATCTTCTCCAGATGAAATGGAGCCTACTGAGTATCATCACACCATTTATGAGTTGGAAGGCGATATTCAAGATTTGGCAAATGTAAAGAATAGTGAGTTGTTGGATAAGAAAGTAGTAAAAAGAAGCAGCGAAGCAGCTTTAGTAATAAGTAAAGAAATGAGCATCCAAGAAGAGTTAGTAGAATATCTAGCGTATATCTTGGAATTAGAAGATGAAAAAATTCAGAATATAGTA